CGCTTTTCTGGGTTGTTAACTTCGTTACCCCATAGTTCGTAGAACATGAAAGGCTCTTCAGCTAACAATTTGAAACGAACTTTTTGTCCGCTTTTGATACTTGATGGATTCAAGTAATCGTCTTTTGTGCTACTTGAAGATGCAGCATCTTCTCTAGCAACAGTTGAAATGAAAGGCATAATGCGTGTTGGCTATGAAAGCCTGAGTTGCATTACTATTGTAGTACATAGACAAATCATTGTCAATGATATATAATAAGAAAACCCTAAAGGGTGGAGTTCCTTCAGGGTTTCAACATATAGTCTACAGTAGGTATTGTAACACATGAATGAAATAAATTTCATCCCCGAAATGCCATTGACATGGCTGACTTGTCCAGTATATGCCGAAGGTGTATTACTTCCAAAAAAGGACAAAAGACGACCAGATACATATTCTGATGGAAAAGTACCTTACGGAAAAGCGTGGAGATTAAAACTCAATGTAAATGATTCTGCATTGATGATTGAAAAGCAACCCGATATATACAAAGCTATCGGAGTGTTTACTGGACCTAGATCAGACGGTCTTGTAATTTTTGATGTTGATAAAAATTTAGGTGCTATCGAAAAGAAGTGGGGCAAAGACCTAAATAAAGCACCAAAAATAACTTCACTTAAAAAGAACGCTGCAAAGTTTCTATTTAAAGTTCCACAGGATTTATGGTCTGAACTAGAATCTATCAGTCATACTGCTGCTGGACACGAAGGTTGGGAAGTATTATGGGGTGGACAAGGTGTTGTAGCTGGTGAATATTACAAAGAGGGTATAGGTAAAGGTAAATATAAACTAGAAGGTGATCTATTTAACGTACCAGAAGCACCCGAATGGCTGCTATCTCGTATGAAAGATCAATATAAGAAGAAACACCAAGACGTTGATGTTAAATACATTGATAATAGATGGAGTAAACGTACCAAGGAAGAAAGAATAGCTATTGTTAGTGGTTGTTTGAGTGTCATTAAATATACAGGACCAAATAGTGAAAGATATTGGTGGGAGATAGGGGCAATGATTAATAATGAATTGCCAGGGGAAGAGGGTCTTAACTTATGGAGAGAGTGGAGTAAGCGTGATCCTGACTATGAACACTGTTGGGATAGTGATTCAGACCCGTGTGCTGCTAGATGGTATGCAACTTGGAGAAATAACGGTGCACAATACAATATGTCTCATCTAATAAAACTGGCAGACGAAGTTGATCCAGATAGGAAAAGATTTAAAGAAACTGGATTAGATAAATTAATTGAAGATGTAGAGGCTATACCACTTAGATACAAAGAAGAAGTACTGGATGGTGAGGATCTTATTCAGCGATATATGGATATTGACAATGATCCTAAGAATGAGAACCCTGCACTACATAACCAAGCGGTCCATAAATTAGCTATTGAGGCCAAGCGTGGTAATGCTGCTGAGATAGAAAGATTAGTTGATACTCACGAAATGTTCAATAGAACTAAGGGTCAGAAACCTTTAGCTATTGATGAGCTAGACGATACACCTTTTGAATATCTAATTCCAGGATTGCTACCTAAACCTTGGACACTGTTGGTTCATGCAGATGGTGGTACAGGAAAAACTGCTATGTGTCAGACAATAGCCAAGCATATTGGACACGGCAAAGCATTTAATGTTTATGGTGCTTTAGTTAACGTGCCAGTTGGTAAAGTACTTTGGTTAAATGGAGATCAGAACGAAAGAATATTGCGTAGGCAGATGAAACTTATCGGGTGTGATAAAAATGTTCGAGTAGTTACTGAGTGGGATATGCAGTGGTATAGCAGATTTAAAAAGATGCAAAACAAATATGCGTATGATCTAGTGATTATTGATAGTTTAGATGGTTGTAATGACAGCAACCCATACGAAGAAAATAGAAGGGAGTATGCGTTACCTATTAAGAAACTTGTTAGACGAAATGGACAGGACTTTCCTGCTTGTTCAATAATTATTATTCATCACAACACCAAGGAAGGAAAGTTCAGAGGAACTACTGCAATTAAAAATGCGGTGGATGAAACTTGGAACATGAAAAAGTTGTCAATGAATGATGCTGCTGAGATGGGTCTTACAGCAAATAGCAGATTAGTTAGCGTTGAGAAGTCCAGAGAGGATCGTGAAGGACTTCGGATGATATTTACCCTGCTACCTGATTACACATACTCTATAAGCCCTGCACCAGATCGTACAGAAGAGGTTGTGATAGACACTCCAAACAAACATACTTTGGATATATTGCGTTTGATGAGAACAGAAACTAAACCTTGGTGCGTTAAAGATTTGGTAGATCACGATACTGTTGGTGGTGCTCACAGAAAACGTGCCATAGTGTATAGCTTGAATAAATTAGAGGATCAGAAGTTAATTGAAGAAGTTGACGTACCAAAAACTAAAAGTAGAGGCGGTAGACCCTCCAAATTTTATAAAGCTGTTGGAAAGGAATTACCAAGGTCTTTTAGTTCCCTCACGCGTGATATACCCCGAAATGATGTGTATAAACCTGATAATGTAGATATTGGAACGGATTTGAACAACAATGATATTTGTAAAAACCCTAATTTTGTAAAAACCTCTGAAGATGATGTAGGTTTATACAATGAAGAGGTTAATACAAAACCGATTGTTCTTGAAAACCCTTCCAGTGGAACGGAACAGGGTTTATACACCGAGTCCTCTGGGTATATAGAGGAAAACCAAAAATTTTGGGAGAATTAATCCTTGAACAACAAAACAATCAATGTCACTATCTACGAGGAGAAATATCCTGCCGATGATAGTCCGTTAGCTACTGTGCGATACACGGAATATGACCACACAAGGAAAAAAGTTGAGAAAGTAAACCAAGTTGATTACTTCGATAAAGAGCATTTTCATAGTCAGGTACTACAGGCAGTTAAATATGGGCTTGATGTTTCTATATGCACACAGCTTAGTGTTAAAACTTTACAAAAGAAGCTAGATCTCTGGACAAGATAGTACTACATTACTACAATATTAAAACTAACGAATCCATATATGGAATTTAAAGAAGAGGAAGTAGTAACTAAAAAATCTACTATTGATGTACAATCAGGCGAAGTACATAAAGTTATTGAAAAGGACAATACTGTAAGTGTTGTATTTCAAGAAGAGAAAAATGATGTGCTTATTAAATGTGTTTTAAATCTTACTAAAGATCAACTTGCACATATTAATAGAGAACACAATATAAAGCCTTTAGCTAAAGAACAATTACAGGCTATACACGCAAAAAATGATGCAGCAGAAGTAAAAGAAGCTGCGTTAGTATCTGCTGATCCTGTAGTAGAAATTACAATTCCAGCTAAATTAAATGCACCTGTAAAGCATTTACCAACAGAGAGTTATCCTCCTTTAAATTGGAAAGATAAAACTCCAGAGAGAGAAGCTAAAATATATCGTTCCAAGATAGATCCTGATAAAATTACTTACCTTTTAAATTACATATTTAGATGGCATAAAAAGAATAAATACCATAGAGCTAGAAAAGATAAAAACCATAATTTAGCTCATTTCTTGAAAACATATTTACCGAATAATAATGGTATGGATTTTCAAACTGCTAGACGTATTTATCTTGCACAAACTTACAAAGAGATAACTGAAGCATATAGACCACAGTGGGTCTCATTAGTCCAAGAGTTAGATCGTAACGGCTATCATAACGAAGTTCCCGATTACATACGAAAGCATTACAATAGTTGACAAATGTGCTACAGTAGTAGAGCACTTAATTAAGGTTCTCCCATGACCTCAACAATTACTAAACAAGAATATTCTGTTTATTACGGAATATCAGAATTAAAAAGATTACAGACTGCTCACAGTCTTGCGTTTGATACAGAAACATTACAGTTACAACCAGAAGAAGGTAAGCTCCGACTGATTCAGTTGGGGTCTTTTTCTTCTCGAACCATAGTAGTTATTGACTGCTTTGAGTTAGAGCGTAGCGATTGGAACTACTTAGAAGAATTTTTCAGTAGTACCAATAGGTATTGGCTGGCACACAACGCAGTGTTTGATCTCGGTTGGCTACAGGAACATGGCATACATCCCGAAGGATTTGTGCGTTGCAGTATGTTAGCCAGCAGATTACTTACAAATGGTATTCCACAGACTAAGCATGGTCTTGATGCACTAGCTAAAAGACAACTTGATATGAATATATCTAAGGAACAACAGAAGTCTGATTGGGGTGCTGAGTATCTATCCAAAGAACAGTTAATCTATGCTGCGAAGGATATTGAAGTACTACTTGAACTAGATCAGGTATTGGACAGAAAGATAAGAAATGCACAGTTGGATAGAGCTTATACATTGGAGTGTAGAGCACTTCCAGCTATGGCACAGATGTGGAGAGTTGGGCTACCTTGGAACAGAGAAGAGTTAGAACAATGTCGCATTGATTATGAAGATGACATTAAAGAACTGGGTAATGAATTTATTAGAGAACTTGATAATGACTTACCATCTGGAAAAAAGTTACCTAGAAATGAGGATGGCTCATTCAACCTTCGTGCGAAAGACCAAGGCTCAGTCAGACTAGGTACTAAAAAGTATGCAGGATTCAATATTAAAAGTTCTAAGCAATTATTAGAAAAACTTGAATTAGTTCTTGGTTATACACCAGTGAATAATGATGGTAAACCTAGTGTTGCTAAAGATGCTTTGAAGAACTGTGCTGCCGATTCTCCTACGATCCAAACACTTATGACATGGAAACGTAGAGAAAAACGTAGACAAATGATAGAGAGCATACAAGATAAGATGTCAGATGATGGATTTGTTAGAGCATCGTATATGCAACTTGGGGCAGATACAGGAAGAATGTCTAGTATCAAGCCGAACAATCAGCAGATACCAAGAGATTCAGAGTTTAGACAATGTGTGCAAGCTCCCCAGGGTTGGAAAATAGTTGATGCTGACTTTTCACAGATGGAGTTACGTCTTGCTGCTGCACTAGCTAAAGACAAGAACATGACGGCTGCATTTCAGCGTGGCGAAGATTTACATGACTATACGGCTGAACAGATGGGATGCGATAGACAAATTGCCAAATCCGCTAACTTTGGTTTGCTATATGGTGCTGGTGCTGAAGGTTTACGAAAGTATGCTGGAAGCAGTGGTGTCATCATGTCCAATGATGAAGCTGTAAAGATTCGTGATAACTGGCTCACTACATATAGTGGTATTCGAGATTGGCAGAGAGAGATGAACTATCTTTCACGATCCACCGAGGGAGATGAATGGCCTGAGACTAGAGTTCCCGTATCTAATATGCGTAGATTTTTGAAAGGTGATCTTAATAGAACTACTGTTAGATGCAATACACCGATTCAAGGTGCTGGTGCTGCAATATTAAAATGTGCATTGGGTAATTTATGGGTAAAAGTCAAAGAAACAGGCGAAGATAAGGTAAAGATTGCAGCAGCCGTTCACGATGAATTAATTCTTCTTGTTAAGGAAGATTTAGCAGATGATTGGGCTGAGATTCTTAAAACTACAATGGAAAAAGCGGAGGCAAAATGGTTAGGAGATGTTCCTGCATTAGCTGAAGTATCTATTGGTGACAAGTGGAGTGAAGTACACTAATGACTAAACAAGAAAAAATACAAGCTGCTCAAAAGCGTATAGGAGAACTAAGAAAACTTATCTCAGAGTGGACAAAAAGACAATGATTGCTATTTGCAAAAATGAACGCGGTTGGTATATCTCCAAGCATAATAAACAGCTTGGAGTAAAATACTACAAAACCCTAATGGAGGTGATGCCTGTTGCCTATGCAGAAGAATATTCGAGCAGATCTAATGAAGGATCTGTACAAAGAGATTCCAAAAGCAACTACCAGAGATCTGGGTAGTATCATTGATTTTCTCAAAAAAGCTAGAGAAGTCCGTGAGGGAAAAACTAAAAAACGCAGAGAAGCTAGAAGAAAGTATGTGGAAAAGCAACTTGAGAAAGCCGATTTGCCAATTTGGTGGTAGAGTAGTACAAGAACAACATTGTAAATGGCTCTTAAACACGGAAACAAAAGCTATTATCAGGTACTAATCGACCCAAATAGAGCAGAACTTATAGAAAAGGTAGCTGACAAACAGGGTATGCGTGGTACTGCATGGGTTAGAAAGGTAGCGTATGAGGCTTTACAACGTGAATTTACTAGCTCAGAATATAAAATTGCTGAAGCCAAAGATGAGTTGATGTGGAGAGAATCTGTACAGAGACGAATTGACGGAAGAAAGCAGAAAAACTAGACACTGTGCCAATGACGGAAGAACAGTATTATCAAGCACTAGCTAACTTGTCTGATAGATACCTGTTTGAAAATATGCCAAACAGAGAGTATGTAAAACAAAGAAAGGCTATTGAAACTGATTATTTAAAAACAATTTACAACAAGTAAAAATGAAAAGAATAACTTGGGTCGAGTGCCCAGGCTGTAAGACATACAGCGATCAGAAGGTTGTCCGATCTGACAGGAACTCAAAATTTATAATCATCCGTAGAAGAGAATGTTATGGATGTGGACATAGATGGGAAACGATCCAGTATCCTGAGATGATAGTTTCTAAGCAGCAGGCAGCCTACGCTCGTTGCGAGTGATTTTTTTGGTGCTGTCTTATCTGTCTTATAAGTTTTACTTTTTCTATAAATAAACGAAACTTGTAGAATAGTTTATTTTTAATTGGTGGTGTCTGCAATACAGCTAAATGTGCTTCAAGCTCCAGCATACGCATCATTGCGTTGGACAGTACGACTTCTGTTCTTGCATGATTTTTCATCATATCTATGCAAAAAGCCTTTAACTTGTCTATATCATCACAGCCCATGACTTCCCTGCATCTTAACTCAACTGCTAATTGTGTCTCCATCGGCAGAGGAGTTGAGATAAATCTTATGAAGCCATCATTCTTCATGTTACTGGAGAGATGTAGTAGATCCTGGGAACATTCTGGCCTCTATAAAGGCAACTGCCTGATCGTCTATCGTGTTGTCTGTTTGTTTAGCTATTGCTTTTAGCAGATCCACGATTAATCTCTTCATTGCTTTTGACTTGATAAATACGAGAAGAATAGGTTTTAAAATCTTTACCATTTGTATGTAGTGTCTACTTCTACTCTACCGCTATTTGCCAAACTTGGCCTCAATCCTTATATTTATAGTATATCACTAAGATTATGGCAACTCAAGACCCGAAAACCGACCCACAAGTAGAAGAAAAAGAGGAGAAAGAAGGTCCTTCTCTTCTGTCAAATATTACGCAAATGATTATACTTTTTTGGAGTTTGGGGGTCATTTCTTACGCATATTTCGGAAATTCAATTAGGCAAATTGATACGACTTTTGCAGCAGGACTCCTCAGTGCTGTGATGTCGAATATGGGTCTCCAAGTGAAAAACAACGCAAATGGCAAAAAGAGGCCATTTAATGTAGTATCTAATAAAGACAATAAAGCTGGAATCAAATGAAAAAACTATTCGCTTTACTACTATTTTTGCCTTCGGCTGCTTTTGCGAATATAAAACAAGAGTTTGTTACATCAGCACAAATATCCATAGACTCTCCTTATGTAATTACAAATGCAGCACCATCTAGCTACAGCATAAGCGGAAACAATATCACAACTTCTACAGGTACAGGAGATAATGTCGTAACTAATGGAATTGGTGGATTAAATCTTGGTAGTTTCGGTAATAATGGAGCACCAAACGCAATTCATACAAATAAAACAGTAACAACGGCTGGATCTGCTTTTTCTCTTAGCGAAAGTTATCAAGCTGGTGATGGAACACAAAGTGCAATTACTCCTTCTAGCGGTATTGCAAGTCTCCCTGTACTTGGTGGTCAGACTACTGTTATCTCAGGAGGAACAGCAGGAAACTTAGCTTTAACATCAGTTTCGTCAGGAATACATACTTGTACAGCAGGGGGTAGCGGAACAAGTTGTATTGGCTCTACTACTGTCCGTATTACGATTGACTAGATTTTGGTTACTGCTTTTTCTGTTATATCCCATAAGAACATTTGCTGTTCCTGTGGTCCCACAATTTCGTTCGGGTTCGAGCCAAACTTCAAGCACTTCAGAGTCAGTAATAAATGAAACTATTACGAGCCATCAATATCGAACAGGGTATTCATATTCTGCGTCAGGACATAATATTGAATCATCAGATCTTAACGGATATATCAACCCTACAGCTACAACTCTTACAGAACAGACAGTTGGAGGGGTAAGTTTTAGTTGGACTGCACCAAACCTACAAGACGTTCCAAGATGGAAAGTGGTAACTCCAGGATCAGCTTTTTCTCTTCAAGAAACTCTAATCACACCAGGGTTAGACACAGTAACCACAATAACAAGGACAATAAATACAACAACCACCGTAGAAACTACAACTACCTTTGGGCAATAGCTTTATTCCTTTGCCCTGCAAGGGTTTTGGCTAATACGACTGTAGCATCCCCCTCTTCAAACGCACAGGGGGTCGTCAACAACAATGCCACAATGATAACACCGTCTTCTATGCCTTCTTTCAAAATGAGTCAGGGTATTGTCTGTGCTTCTCCTAGTCTTACAATAACTCCGTATGTAACTGATTCTCATACATTTTCTTTACCTAGAGAAACTGTTACCAGACAAAATATCTATGACGAGAATACTGGTGAGATAAAGTATGTTCAAGAAACTCCTAGATTTGAAAAAGAAAATTTTAATCTAAATTATGGAATTAGTATGCAGTTAAATATTCCACTCGGAAAATCTCCTGCTCTTTGCCATGAAGCAACAGCAGTAAATATTGAAGCTCAAAAATTATTAATAAAGAAAACTAAAATGGAAATTAGCCTCTATCGTTTGGAGATGTGTGCAAAACAGGCGAAATTAGGTGTTACCTTCAAACCTAATACCCCTAGTGCGATTACTTGTGAAGATATTGTTGTTACTATCCCACCAAATCAAGTTATTCCACATACTCATAAATTAAAGTAGGCAGTGACAGTCTAATCCCGTAAGATTTCGAGGTATGCCTAAGATAGACAAGCTACGGGTATCCACTTGCCTATGGATTACTATTCTACATCTTTTTTCTTATTTGTCAGCTTTTTAACGATATTTTTTATAGCTGGTTTAATTATATTGAGAATAAGAGGAGAACTCGCAGCCACAAGACCGATAACAGCAGTAGAAACAATAGTGCTCGGTTCTGGGATGTATTGATCCACAAAAGGAACGTCTTCATATAGAGTGATGCACTCAATTCCATCATCACCTCTTTCATGTCCGATGACACGCTCTAATCGTTTTTCGTTACGAAAGTCTCCTACTCTTTGATCTTTGCTACCTGGGCAGGGTTCTATTTTTATAGTTTCCTTTTCTTTTGGAATATCGGGAATCTCAGGTGTCTGAGGTTCTGGGATATTAGCGTTATTTACAGGTTTTTCTTGTTTTTGCTCTACAATCTCAATCTTTTTTCTGTCATAATTTATTGGAACGAAAGAAGGTATTTTGCCTTCGGGACAGCTATAAAACGCTCCATTTATATCATCTTCAATTATTTGTGTATTTTTTATACTCGCATCTCTGTGAGTTTTGACGCATCCAGGTAAATCTATGTTTGGTAGAGGTACATTTAAAACGGGTAAAGGAGTAGAAATATAAGTATTAACATTGATCTGTGGGATCTCTGGTATTTTTATCTCACGAATCTCCATCTTCTATATCTCCTATAGAAATAGACCAACCATCTTTCCCAAAAGTACCTTTTTCTATAATTTTTGGTCTTTTTACCTTTTTATCTAATTCTTCGTGATATTTTTTTATGTCATTATCTAGTTCTAAATTAAATCTTTGCATCCGTAACCAAGTAATTACTTTATCAACATAGTATTTTATTAGCTTTTTTAAGAAACCAAAGATCATTAGTCGTAAGCATCTCTTCTTTTGTAGACTTCTACATACGAGTCGCATTTGGGACAGCTAAGATTCGTAACCATTGAGTACTCTTGGTATAGTACAGGTTGGAAATCTTCCTCAATATCTGCATCTGCACCCCAAATTAGTTCGGTGTTACAATGCCAGCAGTTCATTTTTTAGGGATAGGAATAGAAGGACCAGATATATCAGGCATTGTATTGTCTAACACTTTAGGCATCAATGTTTGCACATTTGCCATAATTTGATTCATCATCTTTGCTTTAAACTGCTCTGATGTGAAGTATTTATAAGCAAAGTACGTTCCACCACTCATGGAAGCTACCATTACAAATGAAACTATGCTAAGAATATTAGCAATTTTTTGAAACATGATTAAATTTGCAATTTTGAAAGCACTATCCTTTGCAAGTGTGCTTGTATTACTGCTTATTCTAGCCCTATCCCCTCTCTACGTCACTATGGGGATTATGACAAGGCAAATGCAAGAAAAGGTTAATTAATCAGCAGGGTCAGGTGTATTTCCCTCAGAAACCCACAACAAGTAAGTTTGATAATCGGTATTATCCTCTACCATTGGAATACCTAATTTTAATTCTGTATCCTCAATATCCTGATAGGTAGATTTTATTGTAGTGCCATCAGCTTCGTAAGAATGATGATTTCTAATTTTGTATTTAGCCATTTTTAAAGCTCCGAACTTAGTGTAATTATTGAATCAGTTGAACATGTCAACATGTACATATTATTATGAGTTAAACTACTATGACCTGCAAAATCAAGAGTATAAATATTTGATTCAGAAAGCCAACTGCCTGCTGCAAAGATAGTTGGAGTATCAGTTGAATCACTTCCAGTTCCACTATATTTCATTAATCTATGCTTAGCAGCAGAAACAGTAGGTGCTGCTCTCATTGGCACAGAAATTGGTAAACCAATTCGACCTGTGGCACTACCTTCTGCTCTACCTACACCCCACATCATGTGGTCTTCATATACAGGGGCATGATTTTGAAAATATCTTTTGCAAAGCTGAAGCTCTTGACCATATGACCTATGTTCAAAATCTGTAACTCCTCCTACTTCTAATTGAATCCCTGTTATTAAAAAATCATTAGAAAGGTTATCAAAACAATTAACTTGACCTGATGCTCTAGATTGAGCACCTGTACCCGCCCAAGTGGTTGCTAAATCACTCGTGTTACCAGAATTATAAGTGCTTCCAGCCATAAGCCAAATATATAATTGCAACCTATTGGCATTATCAGCAGTTATCGCTCCTGTAGTATCTGCTGGAAATAATATAGTTTTCTTTTCCCAAGTATTTGGCGTGTTTACTGTATAAGATTTACTTACACTTCTAGTATTACCAACATCTTCTAATTGAATAATATGTATGCCAGCTTTTGGTGATTTTACATGAAAACTTAAAGCAAAAACTTTTGCATCAGATGAACCTTTTGCAAACCCTTGAACATCCTGACCTTCAATTCTGTGTTGAATAAAAACATAGTTATTTGCACTTGGAGAAGCGTTTGCAGTTGTTACATCGATTTTCATGCTATAACCAAATCCATTAGGGGTATCTGTGCTTCGTGATATTGTGTGTCTTTGAGAACCATTATTTGATGACCTGTATCTATCACACGCAAAATATCCATTACTACCACCAATATCACTTGCCGAAGTTGATCTTTGCCAAACTTGCATATCTCCATTAATATTTACTCGTCTGTTTCCTAACTGTGAACCATGATTTGCAGATATATTGGCAGTACACGTTCCATCAGTATTATTAATACTTAAAGCAGCCGTTGTTGCTGCCACCCCTTTTATCGAATTTACCTTGATCTCTGACATAATTAACTTGGTTCTGTTGGAAAAGTAACAGATGACATATCTAAATGGCCATCTGCACCTAATTTAGGTGTTGCACTTGCTGGCAAATCTCTAAGTGCCTGTCTATAAGTTTTCCAATCATCCGACATTGTAGGTGAATCTGAAAAACTCATCCAATCTGTTTTTGCTAATCTTGCATCTCTTTCTAGTCTTAAAAGTCTCATAGGTTCTGCATTTGTTAACCTTAATAACTCTGCCTCTATTTCAGCATCAGTTGGGATGGTTTCGCCTTCATCCCACACAAAACCAGAGTAATCATCTTCCTCTGCTCGTCTACTCCATTGTTTACCAGGTTTTAAACTTGCAAGTGCGTCTACTTTGTAATAAAACATTATGTATCTCCCATGCGAATAAATGTTACACCATTTCTGAGTGCATTTGAATCACCTGAGTATTGGACATTAGCAGTATTGTAAGCTATTAATCTAAATCTATATGTGCTTGCATTTTGTACATCAACTATTGCCTGTAGACTTATAGCATGATAACCATTATTCGTATTAGTAATCTGACCATATGAAACTGTAGAATAGTTACTGCCACTATCTGAACTCATTTGCATTTTAACTCCTGTATAGCTTGCAGAAGTATTCATCGCGTGTTGACTCATAATTAGATATACACCAGTTTGCGGAAAAGTAAATATGCCACTTGACTCACTCATTCCAGTTCCTATCTGTGCAAAAAAGAAATCAGATCTTTCCCAGTTGCTATCTAATACTTGACCATTAGTTTTATTATTATCATTTGTTATATTCCATTGATCTACCATTGAAATTCCAGCAGATATAGCAGGGGATAATTTTGTAGAATCTAAAGTGCTTTGACTTGTTAAAAGCTCCCCATCTGCAATATCGGGCAAGCTAATTACTCTGTTGTTACTAGAAGAAGAGGGTGCTTGGATACTTATAGACCCACCCCCAGAAGCTGCGTTTAGTTTTATTTTTGCTGTCATGGTTTAGGATATTTGTCTTTAATAGCTTTAATTGTAGTTTTCCAACCAGCTACACCACTATGATAAATGGTATCTAGCTGATCTTCAATATCTGGATACTCTGCTCTACGTTTAGATTTGTAACTATCATTTTCTAATTCCCATTCAGCTATTAAGGCTGCCAATCCATCGGTACATTCTTTTTCTGTTGGCTTAGTTCCCCCATCATGCACTATAAGATTTGCATAAATTTTATTACTTGAATCACTCCATCCAAACCATTGCCCTGTTCTAACAGTTGCAAGATAATCTTCTATGTGGTCTGGCTTAAATGTAGATGAATCCATAATTATAAATCCGCTAATTTGATAAATATTGAATGAGTCTGGTTGTTTGATGTACTTCCATAAGTATAAGTGTATGTTTCAGTTTCGACTCCAAAAATAACTTTATGGGTAGATGTGTTTTCACATTTAAATATTGTTGAAGTACTAGCACCTGTACCAGAGTTTATTGAGCTTGTTGAATACATCCCACTTGCTCCTCTTGCTCTTTCAGAATAACTTGCATTATTTGTTGTTGTTCTTATATGAGCGAATTGATTATATCGTGTACTATTAGCACCACGATAAAAAGTTGCATTAAAAGTTACATACCAGTAACCAGTTGAAGGGAAATTAAAAATACCATTATCTTCAACCATGCCTGTACCTTTTTTACCCTCACCCGAAGCATCAAATCTTTCCCAATTAGTTGTCATGTGATAGGCACTACCTTGAAAAGTTGAATTAATCCTCCAGCAATCAAGTTCTGATATACCACCAGCTACAGCACCCCACTGTGGAGCAGCACTAGCACCTTGAGATAATAATGCCTGACCAGCATCTCCGTAGTTTGCTCCAGCTACCCCTAACTGACCAGCAGCACCGACTTTGAATCTTGACGACCCACCAGTACTTAAATCGATAACATCTGCTCCGAAATTTATTCCAGTATTAGCATCTGTTCCTGTTAATGCTGGTGCGGAAGCTGATCCATCAACCCCAGAAATACCAGTTGTTCCGTTAATGTTTAAAGGCATAATTAAAGAATAACAAGAATCGCACCAGATGGCACTGTAACCGTAACACCTGCATTTATTGTAGGAGATACAGTGTGGGCGTGTTTGTTTGAACTCAATGTGTATGATGTCGTTACATTTTGGTCTGACTCGAAAAACACTTCATCACTACCTCCACCAGTAGCTCCAGCACCGCCCCCTACAGCAGCAAAGGCAGAACCGTTATATATTTCAGCACTTCCTAAAGTACTGTTCCACCTAAAATCTCCTGTTGAAGGGGAACCAGGTCTTTGTGCTGTCGTTCCAACAGGTATTTGTAATGCTGTAGTGTAATTATGAACAACATCTCCTGTAAAAGTTGCTCCTGCAACTGGAGCTAAACCTAAATTTGCTGTTGCTACGTTACCGATAGTTATATATGCGTTATTTGCTGCGTTTCTTATTTTTAATAATGAACTTGACGTATCAATGTGCATTTGAAAGGCACTATTTATTGATGGATCGCCAGCACCACTATTTGTAGAGTTGATAGCAGCAGTAATTTGATTTAATTTTGTTCGGACAGCAGCACCCGTTCCATTATCAATGACATAACCTGCCCCACCTGTGTTATCAACTCTAGCCATTTAGAAAAGTAACATTGATCCTATTATACTATCCTTTTCCAAAACCAACAGCCGCAAATACAAATTGCTTACTTATAGAAGCATTTGATGAATTTTTAAAATGTATCTGGAAATTACTTGCAGTTATATTTGATATTTCAAAGAAATCACCAGAAGCTAAGTTCTGAGCAGTGACATTAACTGTTGGTAAATGTTGATTAAGGTTTCCAAGTGCAGACGTTCCAACAAAAAATGGAGAGCTAAATGGAACTGTGGTTACTCCTGCTGATGAAGTTATTACCTGACCAGTTCCCTGATCTATTCTTTTTTCCAATTTTGCTGAATAACCTAATTGAAATACTCTAATATCCTGTGCTGGATCATTACTGGTAAGAACTGTTCTAAATTGAAAAGCTCTTGCCTTGAATGTACCGCTTGTAAAGTTTTGAAAATCACTGTATGTAGGCGAACCAGAAGGATCATCCTGCGTGGAGCGTACAAATAATTGAGCGTCTACATCATTAGCATCTGTTCCATCAAAGTCTGTCCAAGTATCTACATTTGCAATTCTTGAATCAATCAAATCTGCTGGATAAAAACCTTCTGTTTTGAAATGCCTAACTAAATCAAGACTAAATACTGCACCTAAATCTAAAGTAGATGCAAAATCATAAGTACCTGATGGAGATATTCCTCCAACATCATCTAGTGATCCAACAGCATCAAGATCAGCAATATTATCAAATTGTCCTGCACCAGTTAAATTAAGAGAATTTGTTGTTGCATCAAAAGCTGTATTAACCTTTGCACCCTGAAACTTGGGATTATCTAAATCTTCTCTTCTGGTTTGAACAAGTAACTCATCAGTTACTTCTGGGATATTTACAACAACACTAGCCTCTCCTGCACTAAATCTACCTCCATCATCTTGAAACTTAAGAATGTATTCTCCAGTGATAGCAGGAACTATTGCTTCAGTTGAGTTTCCTGGAGCAGCTTCTATTAAATCAACAGCTTTCTCAAAAGTACCAGTGCCATCAGTTCCCGAACTATCGTGTCTTATATAAACTAGGCCACCATGAGTAACGTCAATATCTGTTGATCTGTTCCATTTCAAGCGAATCAATTTACTATTTATTGGTTCAGCAGTAAGCCCCGTCATGTCTCCTGGAATTGCAGTTTTTCCTGCAAAATCTTTTGTTAATGTAGCTGGTTCTGCCGATGCTTCTAATGCTGCATTTAAACTAAATACTCTAAATTCATAAGTGCCTTCACTCGCATCAAATATTGTAAAATCCGTTCCCATAACAGTGGTGCTAACAAAGTTTCCATTATCTTTTCTATACTGAATCCTGTATTGACTAACACCTCGAACAGCTTCATAATCAAGAATAATTTTTACTTTTGCTTTTTGATTTTCAACATAAAACTGTTGAGTAGCACTCAAGCCAGTAGGAGCATCTTTTAGTTCATTTAATATCGTTACATTTCTAACAGGAAGGGGAGTTCCATCTTCAATAAACGCAAACTTTCCTGAGTTATAAGCCGTTCCAACAATGGCGTAATTATCCTTATCTTCAGTTACGCTGACAACTCTCCATTGAGTAGTTTCTAAAGTGGTGTTACTCAAGATCCAGATACTGTTCGCATTTGGAGCCGATGAAAAAGCGGAAGATACTGTAATAACAGCACCAGAAATACCACTCACAGGCTTAGTCTCTACCGATCCATCAGAAAGAACAACACTAAGCGTTGGATTGTTTGTAGCATCTAAATCTGTATCTTCTGTGTTATCTACAGTTACAGTTGTCGTTGTTGCTGACTTTATTCTTCCCCCTCTTCTTAACCCTGCTCTCACTGGATCGCTGACTTCTATAACTTGACCAGGTCTTACAACAACTCCTTCTGATAAACCAGTAGTAAAATTAATCGTTTCAGTAGAATTTTGCTCTTCAAATAATAAAAACCTACCTAATCTTGCAGCTTGACCCCTTGAACTACAACCAAATCCTGTAATTTTTTTATGTAAAACGCCATACTTAGCTTTTGCAGAGGAATCTTCTACAGTTTCAAAGTCTAGCTCTTGATTATCCATATCAAAATATGACACGGAGACTACAGTTGCTCTTGTTTTAAGACTTGTACCCGAATAAGAAAATCCTGGTGATGTTACATTTGAAAGATTGAATAGATAGCTAGGATCTGTAGGTCTATCCTGTGAAATTGTAAGAGAACCAGCAGTCCAGTAACTTATTGATCTCATTACAGAAGTGAGAGAGTTTACAACTTCATACGCATCCGATCTTGCTTGAAGAATTGTATTGCAGCTAAATCTAGGTTCTTGTCCTCCTGCTCCATCATCAACTAATTCTGAACAATAAACAGAAGCACTATAAAAAGCATATTTATCAAGTTGAGCTTCAGTAATATGATCTCCTAATCCATATCTAACATTTGTTAACAGATCAAATAAAATCCAAGCTGGATCAGAACACCAAACTTTAGTTGTAGTAAGCGTTCCATTAAATGTTCCTGTGTAAGTTATTCTTCCAGTTGTTGCATCTACAGTTCCGTTATGAGGTATTTTTATTTTTACCCCACGAACTCTATACATTCTCCTTGGAACAGATGAAAACTGTTCGGAGTCAAACCTTAATGCTGCATGAGCAATATCAGGATAAGGTCTTTGCTCATCAATAATTTCAGTAAAAGATTGAAAGAAAAATTCATTTCTTAGTCTTGCTGGATCTTCAGCATCCGCAGTTACTCTAGTTACTTGAACTGTTATAGGAAAGTTCAGTCCAGAGGGGAGATCAATTCTATAATCTCTGTTATAGGCTGAAGAACTTCTTCCTGTAACTGTGTCAGATATTGGAGTGCTTATCGTTCCATTATTTTGAATAATTTTTATAGTTAAATCTACTGATGTACCATTAATATCTCCATTGCTTTCAAACTTTTGTAATCCATTAAAACGAATAGTAACTCTAATAGCATTGATATCGGAGTTTGTTATCTGTCTTGATATTGGAGTTCCATTTTCTACCTTTGATCCGACATTAGTTTCAGATTCAATATTGGCAATACCAGAGATAAATGTTTGATTTGACGTACCAAATCTAGGTTCAAACTCTACATCCCTAAAGTTGAAATCGGTAGCTTGAGTGTTTGTTGGATCGGCACTAGCTCTTAATACTGGAGTTTTCCCTAAAAATACATCTTTTAATGCTGCTGTATTGTAGTTGGCTGTGCCTTTTGTAAATGCTGCTGCTGATGGAAAGCCTTCTATTTCACCTTCACTAAGAACATCAACAATAGTCGCAAATTGTTTACTCGATAAGGCATTAGAAGGTAGCGAGGAATCTACTACTACATCATCTTCGGAGCGATTAACAATTCCCATTTACGCTGTACCTTTTATCTGTACTGTATCAATTCCTGCTGACACCACGAGCGATCCAGCAAAAATTTCTCCATAAATCACAGGTATTGCTGTTCCTGCTCTTGATGTATTTTGTACTCCACTAAATGAAAAGTTCTGAGATTGTGGATCTTCTGAAACTCCTGGAGGTTTTGGAACAGGAGTAAGCATCTGTGCTGTTCCTGATAATGCTAAATAAATACCAAAGTTTCCTGCTGCTGCTGCTAAAGCACTAGGAACTGCTCCTGTACCTATAAATCCAATACCGCCACTTCCAAGAGCAAAACCTGCACCTCCAGAGGCTATGGCAACTCCGATTAGTGCAACTCCAGCTAATACTCTTGTAAAACCTCTAGAACCTGTAGCTACTGGCACTATTTTTATTTCTTGTTGACCTATTGGGTTAAATAATTCTGTCTCATCAATCTCATTTTTACCTACTTTTACACAATAACTTTGCTCCACCATATGTCGTTCCAAATTAGGAAAATTTGCTAATAAAAATTTAAAAGTATCAATTGGTGTTTTAACTTCTGCTTCAAAAGTACGCTGTCCAAGAAATCGAGCTAATCTTCCGTAAACTTTAATTTTACTGAGCATAGCGATACCTCTTCTTTGTCCATTCTATATACTTTTGGTCATAAGTTTCTCTGCAACTAAGTCTTTTCACACAATGATGAAGAATAGTTTGATCTCCTATATAGACAGCAGCATGATCTAAAGTTCCTAGTCCTGTATCCATAATAAAAACATCCCCAACTTCTGTTTCAACACTATCATCTATTTCTGTAAAACCCAATTTAGGTAGAGCATATTCAAATAGAGGTGACTTACTAAACTCTTCGGGGCTTTTGGGTCGTTTCCAATGTTTTATTTCTACATTTTTCTTTTCTTTATACCAATCAGTAATTAAAGTCCAACAATCTTGAATATCCCACACCCATTGCCTACCAATTAATCCTTTTTTATAGCCTGATGGTTCAAAATAATGCCATTCTTTTGTTTCTGGAGTAACAATATAAAAAGGTAAATCTAAGTATTCGCAACTTGCAAGATCAGCTTGACTAGGAAATGGCGGTATCTGTGGGTGGCTATGGAAAACAGCGATAACTTCACCAGCATCTTCAGCTTTTATCCAATCATCAGGATCAATGATAAATTGTTCTCCCAAATCTTCTGCAAGATTTTTACAGGGAAAATATTTTTCTTTACCCTTATAAACAGCTAATAAACCACACGCTTCGTGTGGTGCATCTTTTTCTGCGTGTTTAAGTGCAATATCCTGCCAAGTCATCCAACAAACGTACCAATGCCAGGGAAAATATCTCTAGTGGCAATCCTCTTTGGTAATTTTACGTTTACCAAGTCTAATGCTGATACTGCTTCCCATTGAACAATATCTCTATTTTCGCTCACTTTTCTGTCTAAAAAATAAATCTCTTGAGGAAATTCTGCCGTTGGATCGGGAGTACCAAATGGATTAGATTGCGTGGTGGAGGATGAAGTTGTTGTTTGCTGGATAGTATTTGGGTTATTCATTGTGATTGTATTACCCATATTATTTCCATGAGTTTGGCAATAATATCGAAGATCATTTGGAGCAGAAGGATAAGCTGGAGAATAAGTTACAGTTGCATCTGTGCCTAAAGTTCCTGCATTTACAGTAGTTTGCTGCCCACCAGCATCAGATTTTATTCTCAAAGGATGGTTTACATTAGAGCTATGAGATTGATTAAAAATATAAGTTGAACCACGTTTCATTGTTATAACTGGCTTTTGAACCCCATTTATTGCAAAAACATTTGCACCACCAGAATCTTGAACTACTGTGACAGTATATGTGACAGTTTCCCCGTCAGCAGGATCGGCTACAGTCTGAGTTGATGTACTTGTAATAGTTTGCGGAGCAAAGTTAACAGCATCTAAAAAACGTGCCAAGGTTCTAATTCTTGTTAATTTTGCACCATTTAAGTCGTTACCAACTGTTGTCTGGTTAACGTCTTGCATGATTGCAGTAAGCGTTCCAAAGATATT